CTGCCTTGTTTGAAATATCGGTCTTTTTGGCGTCAGCAATATCAGCCATGCTTTTTCCAGAGGATAACATACCTAGCATCTTTGTTACACGAACCAAAGCGTATGAGTAAGCATCAATCAATTTACTCTGGGCTTCTGCTAATTCTGGAAATAGGGAGGCTATTCCAAGCTTATCTAGCATAATATCAAATTCGGCCAACTGGCGAATTGTACGGCGGTCTGCAAGGCGAGCTGCGACATCCTCCAGCTTGACGGCTGCGGAGCCTAGATCAATTTGCCCACCGGTCTGTACCAACTCGTCAAACACGTCACCATGCGAGGAATCAATTGGCTCGCCCTGCGTCAAAGCCCTTCCGATGGCTTCTGACGGCCCACCGCTTCCAGGCGCATCCGGGGCAGCCTCGGGGGCTGCGGGAGCCTCAGGGGCCGCTTCTGGGGCTTCTGCGGCGATATCCGGCCCTGGGCCTACGTCGCCTTCCAAATCCTGAGCCAGAACAGTTAGCGCTTGAGAGATATCGTTATAACCAATCTTTTTAAATCTAGTCGCAGTCTGATAAGAAAGATCAGAGGCGGTAGAGCGCATCCTAACACGACGCATTTGCAAGTCAAAAGCATGAAGCATGTCCGCTAAGTCTGATTGCTCTTCTGGAGATAAATGCTGATCATCTCTTAATAGCTTATCAATACGCCTAATAGCACCGTTGACCTTGGTTTTCCAAGCGTCAAATGCCTTTTCTCTTCTTTTCTTTTCTTCTAGGTCTTCTAGCTTCTTAGAAACAGATTCATCTAGTGTAACAGATGATCTGCCATAAGGAGAAGAGTTAAGACCAAACTGGAAATCTGATTCTTTCTTGATGCTCATATTTTTCTCCATAGCGTACTTTTCGTGCTCGCCATTTTTGTAGTACAACACCCACTTCTTAAATCTTTCTGGCTCATCTTTCTTGTCATCTAACATGCTAGCATAGTAGTTCAAAGCATGAGAGAATGACATATGTCCACCCTCTACTACTTTATGAATCTTATGAACTAAACTAACCCAGTTATTGACATCTGCCTCTTGAATTGGTAACTCATAAAAGCCGCCAACGCCCTGAGGGTATGCAGTTTTCTTGATTCCAGATTGATTAATCACGGTTGATGTTACTAAGTAATAGTAGTCGCTTGCCGTTTTGAGTTCAAAATTGTGACGACTAAGGTATGCTTCTAAGAGCATCACCGGATCTGGTTCGCCAAAAACGCTCTCAAGAATATTGTAAATGTTAACAAAGTCGCGAGCGTCTTCATGACTACCAAAAGTCAACTTAGGGTACTTCTTCTGTATCCTTTTTATGTCTTTCTCTAAAGCTGTCATTTTTCGGTATCGCTTCCTTTAGTTTGTTAAGGGTATTAAGCCAATTATTTCTATCGTATGGAAAGTCTGGTTCTTGAACTTTCTTTTCTATATATTCAGTGAAAGAAATTAGATGATTTGCTGGTATCTCTTTTTCACTATAAATATTAATATGCTTTCTAATCCATAGCTCAAATTTAGCCTGATCTACTAAATCAGATAGAGATAGATCTTTAAAATCACTCGTCGGTGTATTCTGCATCAATTACTCCTAGCTTTTTGTAGTCAGGCGAACCATGTTCCATTCCAAGCATTCTTGAGTTTACCTTTTCTAAAAAGATTGGAATCAATGCTGGATCAAGCTCTTGCAAAACTTCAAAAACAATTGACTTGATAACGTTAACCTGCTCATTAACAACGTTGATATTAATATTGTGCTCAATAGTCTTGTCAGCTACACCATCAATATACTCCTTCCAATCTTGAAGAATTCCTTTGTACATGTTAAGGTACTCAATAAATACTTTATCATGCTTAATGTCACCATTTCCAGATGCCAAGGAGTCATAGTAAAACTCAAGCCTGGCAGATACCAAGGCATCCATCTCTCTGAGCTTTCTAGAGACATCTAGTTCTGTATCTGCTATCTCATTAATCTTCTTCTGATAAGAGTCTGACTGAGCAATAATATTTCGTGTTAGCTGATCGTTCGCTTCCTTATCTGCATCTGCTCTAGCGTTCTTAACAGCATCTAAAACAGAGCCATGAAGATCTAAGTTTTCTTTTCTAAATTTCTGTAGTGTTACATAGCTAATATGATATCTGCTTTTTTTTGGATACTTAGACTTAAGCCAGGCATCTACACTTTTTACAGATTCGCCATCAAGTAGCTTCTTAATAATAAGTTCTCTATCTGGATGTTTAACTACTTTATTGCTCATATTCTCTCCTAAAAACAAAAAATCCACCACTATATTACCGGAATATAGTAGTGGATCTTAGATTTAATCTTCGATGATTTAGTATTTGAAGTAGATGTCTGTTTGTTGTTCTACGCTGCCGCCGGGGAATTTTTCTCCAGTTTCGGTAGTGAAGCCAGAGTTCCAATCATATTCTTTTCCGGTCAGCGGGTCAATCTGGACGCCATCTTTAGTGGGGGCTTGGACACCGACTCTATCGGGAGAGTACCTTGTGGATAGGGTTCTTGGTGGCTCAGCGTAGTTTACTTTAGACTTCTGGTGTTTAGGACTAGTATCGTATTTGTGCACGTCGCCTTTGCCTCCACCTCTTTGGTGTGCAAATTCCTGTCTGGTAGGGTAGTCTTGTACGCCGCCTTGCATGTTCTGAAAGATGCCATGTTGCTCGTTGGTAGAAGCAGCTTCTTTGGAAATCTCAATAATACTTTCTACTGCTGCCTTACGCAACTGACGAGCTAAGGATCTATCAGCTAATTTGGCGGAGGCCAAGAGTTTTGATACTTTAGACATAGTCCGCTCCTTAGGTGAATAGAATTCGAGAGGTGGAAATTAGAGTCTCTTCATCGTTGTTAGCAGTCTTATTCCTGTACTTAGGATATGGACGGCCACTTTTATCAAAATCAATTTTGCTTAGAGGAAGGCCGAGCTTAGGACAATAAGGCTCAACAGAAGTCTTAATATTAATTAGATCGCCTCTCTGGAATGCCACCTTAATCTGCTGCGCTCTGGTAGAACCCTTGCTTGCAGATACTTTAAGCAAATCAGCGAACTTATCAAGAGCAATCTTGTGCTGATTGGCACCGAATCTATCCTGAATACTGGATAGTGCATCTTCGGCCAACTTATAGTCCTGGTTTGATACGCCTTCAATCATTCTGTCAACTAGCTGATGATAAGACATCTTGCTTAGCTCACCAGTTTCTCTTGCTTTTCTGACACCAATGTCATTTCTAGATGCAGTTCTAACAAAACCATTAATGCTTTGGTATGTGAAGTCGTGCATGACCTCACCCTTATCGGTGGCTGATGCAAATTTGCTAGGAAGGATTGGCTTATCATTGTGGAATTCAACTGGTACGTGAACTAAGCTTCTACCTACTGCTGTAGGAATAGATACATTAAAGATAACTGTATTCTTCTCAGAAGATGCAACCTTAATCTGTGGGTTAATTACACCTGCTGCCTTGAATTCAGTGGTGAGCATATTGGTAGCCATCATAATCTGGTTTTTGGAGAACTTAGATGCAGCAACTACTAGCTCGTTTTCTAGATCTGCATAATCCATAAGAGCGGAAGGAACAACTGCCTTATCCATCTTGATAGGAGCAGAGCCATGCTGTCCAGCAAACTTGTTTAGCTGAGCAGTCTTAATTTGATTTTCTTCCATCTTTAGGTGAACTAAAAGATTAGCTCTGCTAAGCTTAGTAACTTCGCCACCAGAAATCATAGTGTCTGGAGCGGAAATGTGCCCACCGGAGATTGGAACTGGAATGTGTACAGCGACTTTATTTAAGCTATTGGTGTTGTAAACCGCAGTAGCAAAAGCAAAGTGTGCATTTGACTTGGAGCCATCTACAATAACATCATTAGGCTGCATACCTAAAAGATTTAGTTGCGAGATGACTGCTTTTTCGACATTCTTTTTGTCTTTGGGATTGTACAGACCAAAAGAGTTGTCGTTGCCAAGGTCGAAAACAGAAGCAAAAGCATTGGATAGCTCTTTGTTGCTGTCAA